GGTTAGCAAAGCGTTGCGTTGCACTAATGGCAGTAGAATCAAACACTCGTGCCATTTTATTTTGGCCCGGTGATCCACCACCTTCATAGTAACCGTCATACAAATTACGCTGCGGTAGAGCAAACTCGTAGCAGTCTTCGTAAATCTGACGCCAATTATCCTTGCGACGTTGTGCAAGGGAGTGACGTTTCATAATTTGATCGACGGTCAGCATGGCCTAATCCTTCTTATGACGCGCCGCAAAATTACGAGCCGCTTCTTTAGAGCCAAACCCCCATGCTTTCAGCGCTAAAGCAAGGCGAGTTGGTTCACCTTTCTCATTCTTCATGTCTCCGGCCATACCGCCGAAACGAGCAGCAAACGAAACGCGGCGTGGATTAGTGCCGGATTTTACTGGAGCCTGAAGGTTGCCACCTTCCTTACGCTCAAAGTATTTCCGTCCAGCCTCGTTAAGACCACCTTTCGGGTTCTGGTAAGCCTTCTTAACCACGCGCGGCCCTTACCTTCCGATACGAATGGAAACAGTACCGCTGGTATAGTCACCCGTTTTCACACCTGCGCGATAAACCACGACAGGTTCTGGGTCTACGCCATATGTCTCGATGGGCGCGGTAAAGGTATCAACATCACGCCATGTGCTGCCAGCATCAAAGCTACGTTGAACAGTGACGGTAGCCACGAAAGTGCCAGAAATAGAAAGATTAAAGCCACCTTCAGTGTAAATACCATCGCTAAATGTATTTTGTGCGCTGATGTCTTTTTCGGTAACACCAACACCTTTATCTAATACCGCCATCGCTTACTCCTTCGGTTTTGGTTTACCAGCCTTACGCATCGCAATGGCGACCGCTTGCTTCATAGGTTTGCCTTCTTTCATCAGCATCTTAATATTCTGACCTATAGTCTTGTCAGACTTACCAGTTTTAAGAGGCATATTCCTTTTTCCTCTTCATCGTCGTTTTCATATTGACGCTTTCAATACGTCCACCGTATTGACGAGCATACTCTTTAGCCGCAGTCATACCTTTCTTGCTATAGGCAAACGTGCGAGTTTTACCGTCTTTAAGAACGACTTTAGGCATCAACCAACACCAAGCGTTGTGCGCTTCTCTTCATCTGCACCTAAAGTGTTACCTAGCAATGCACGAGAACCAATGCGACGCGCGCGAAGAGCAGCCGCTGCACGACGATCCGTGTCAGTGGCTTTGATTATCTGACGAGCAGGTTCGCCTACTGCTTTCTGCCCTTCACCAACAAGTTTTCCAATAAATTTCGGAACACCGGGAATCATAGCACCCATGATTAAACTCCTAAGTCAGAAGAGATACCAAGACGCGCATCTTCGCGCGTAGGCGATAACAACATACGCTGACCACCAAACCTGCGAGCGCGAGTACGAGCAGCCATCTGCGCTGCTTGACGGCGTTCCTCTTCAGCAAGACGCGCTTCTTGACGTTTCTGGGCTGCAACTGTTTCTGGCGATAACGCTTCTGGTGAAGGCATCTTCGGAGCCTTGAAAAGTGCAGTCATTACCCAGTCCTCGCAAACATTTTATAATCCGACTCATCTGGCCCGTAACGGTGCAAGACAGCTTCTGGTTTCATTTTTAATGCACTTGCCCACCTCATTGCAAGCTCATTCCTACAATTTACAGCTATTTGTAATCTATGTAATTTCAGATCGATATAAATATTATTGAAGTATCGTATAGCAGTGCGTGTAGCTGTAATAGGAATTGTTTCAAACTGATATGAAGTCAATAGCCAAGCCTCGGCAACACCCGGCCAAAGCTCATAAACGCCCCAACAAGCGACAATTTTATCGCCATATATTGCAGTGTAACAGTGCTTATGATTACCGAACTGCCTTAAACGGTCCACATAGTCCGGCATATGCTTAAAGTATTCTTTTTCAAAGGGTCTCAGGTCCATCAAATTCACATGCGCCCAATAAAACGGGCAGATATATAACCTACTATTAGTGCTTAACTTAGACATAATACCCTTGATCTTGTGTTCATATACTACTATGATATCACATGAATGGACGAGTCATGCGTGTCTGTTCTCCTCCCCGTGTGTGCTTGAGGGGGTACGCCTTAAAACGTACTCCCTCTTTTTTACGCAAACACGTTAAAGTCCATCGACGCGTTAACCTGCTTAAACAATGGCCTACCATTTGGGTTCCGCGTCAGACGACGATGTTCACCACCACCCAACATCAGATACCCATACGCATCACCAACGTGCGAGTGTTCATTCTTAGACGGCGCATCTCTGAACCGTTCCTGTCCAGCACCAATCGCCAACCGCTTAAAATGATACCCACCAGCCAATGACTTCCGAATACGTGTGCAATCCTTCGACACCAACAACCCCGGACGACCATCAATCAACCTATTCATCGGCATAGCGCCAGCCTCACGACGCACCATAAAATCATTCGAGTTCGTCGGCTGCGCCCTTAAACCAAGGGTCCGCAGATGGTCGAACGCCGTTACTTCAAATATTTCATCGCGTTTACCACCTGCGGGATCGCCCCAGATAAACACTTCGCTCTTAGGGAACTTAGTGCTGATATCCGCCATAAGGTGATGGGCGAACCTCTCAAGACCCATATCAAAGGCTACCAATTCATGCACGACATGCCAACGCCCATTCGGCATCTTTTGCCCAAATACAGCAGCAGGCGTTAAACCAAAGTCTAAGCCAATATGCACTGGCATACCAACCTCGATTTCAACATCAGCCGCCATCAAACTATCGCTGTATTCATGCCAGACAGGCTTTCCGTCCTGCACGTAAACATATTTAGCCCCGGCATAACATTCGATCCAATCAAGCGTCTTACCAGCCAATTGCTGCTCGTAATAACCGGGCGGCAAGTTATTTAGGTTCTCAGCCTTCGGGTTTAACCGCCAATACTTATTCGCCCCGAAAATCGCATCCTCATGCTCTTTAGTTGCGTCCGTAACGCCGCCGGGTTGCTTATAGAACTTCCACGGATAGCGACCCCTAATCGGGTTCTTCTCCGCTAACTCATGCCACCAATGATCCGAGTCCATAGGGTTGGTAGACATCCAAACACCACGCCACGGACAGCCGCCATTCTTTTTCGTCGGATAACGACCGACACGCGACGTTAATCCATCAACCACCGCTTTCGGTAGCTCACGAGCCTCATCAACAAAACCACCCGTCAATTCAAGCGACAATAGCTTCCTAACGTCACGCGGCTGATCCAACGCTAGAAAGATAACCTCACAGTCCAAACCCGGTGTACCTTCACGCGGTGGTAACTTAATATGATGCGTAATCGGTGGGGACCAACGCATCTCACCCCACATATGTTCAGGAAATAATTCCTGCCACGTCTTGATCGTCGTCGTGCGTAACTCAGGATAGCTATTACGAATAACCGCAAACCGCGTGTACCGCACATTATCGACGGGCGAAGGTATCTGCTTCACAGCGCGAAGCATCACCTCCGCCAAACAAGCGTACGTTTTTCCGCTACCTACTGGACCCATCAAGCCACGAACGAAGCTATCGTCATTCAAGAACTGCCACGTCGTAGGACTTTGCGAAAAGTCCAAATTAAGACCAGTGAGCGCGTCGTCGCCCTTCTGGCGGCGACGGCGCGGCGAACGGTCTGTAGCGCGTGGCGATCTCGACATCAGATAACATTCCTCCAGCGTCTCTGCTCCAAAGAAGGCCCGTTCTCAAACACAAGGCCATGCTTCGCCATAGCAGCACCGAAATAAGCATCCGCCTCATCAATCTCAGTAGGCGTCATACCCATCGCATTATCAACATTCATAGAATTAAACGGCTCAAACTCACCGTACAACTCGTCCAAATGATCGTCAAAGTGACGCTTATTCATACGAACCCTCTGTATTTCCTTATCCAACTCCGCATTAACCTTTTGCCAACGGCTCAAACACGCAGGGTGTATCTCATAAATACTCGGACGCTTACAATAAATACAACAATTACGAGTCCTCGGCATCTGTTTCCTCCACTACTTCATAGGTTGTTACGTCTGGCCCTCTCACGTTAATCCCAATCATGCTAGGACGGCGATCATCACTATTAGGCTCAAGTAAGCCACGATGCTTCGCCAGCAATCTAAGCGCAGACAGTTTATCGTGCATCTCCACTTCAATCGTATTGCCATGCTCGTTAGGCGTAATCTTCACCTTCTTAATGGCACGACGAGCGCGTGGAGACAGTTTATCCGAGGCTAGAACCTGCACACGTCCTAGCTCGTCCCAAGATAGCACGTCAGTAATCTCGCTACTGCCGAGCGCCTCAAGCTCATTTACGACCGCTTCTCGGCGCTCCTCCTCACGAGAAGCCAAAGCGGCGCGAATTTCACGAACGGATAGTTTATCGGTCATTCGCGTACCTCCGAACCAAGGGCAGCATACGCAACGATATCCAGCCACGAATCCTCATGGCTAGGTGTCTCAGCTAAACGTGACAGCTTTAGACAAATCATACATTGGGCTACCTGCGCCCTCGTCACCTTCTGACCCATAATCACAGTCCACATAACTGCAATCCGATCAAAGTTCACACGAGCATCGCCATAATCAGCACCTCGGTCCACTAGCGTAACCTTCGCTAGGTCCAATACTTCATCCCGCTTCATCGGGTGTGTCCTCCTCCATAAATACTTCCCCATGCCCGTTACAGAGATAACAAATGCGAAACACATTCGTCGGCTCTTTCGCACATTCGGGGGAGTCATCATAGCGAAGATATTTCAGTCCGCAACATTCGGGGCAAGGCTGTAAGCTAAACAATGAAACGTCCTCCGGGAAAAAGTGCGAAAATTTTGTGTGACACCCCCCTATCGATACAGACCGGGGGCGGGGGGAAAGGGTCGGTTTTCTGCCAGATCAACACCTTATGGGTTATTGCGCGAGGGCAAACGTAGGTTAGTTCAATGCGCGGGCGACATCAGCAAGGGCCGGAACCCCCGCTCTGCGCGCTAGGCTGGCCCTGCACTGCGCTTCTGTTGCCCTTATAATGGCGGGAACGTCCACGCCCATCGCTGCGAGCTGACGAGCGGCGCCCAGCTCATTCTCTGGCCGTCTTGGCTGGCCTAGCGTTCGCTCGACGGTCGCCGCGTAGGCGTGGGCGAGAGAGTGAGCGAGAGAGATTGAGTCGTCACGTTCCCCCACTCCCCCTATTTCGTTCTGTTGATCTATTGGCAGCTCTGACACGGGCGCAAGCATCATACTTGATTTGACTTCTTCCCACGTCGGCAATGGTGCATCGGATTGATAAAGAACTTGATAGCGATTTATCTTTCCGAACTTCGCATATTCCAATTGATAGTCCTGTGGCCTCAATCGTCTGACGTATTCCTTGCGGACTAACTTTGCGATGGTGCGAGATATGACGGCCTTATCTGACCCTACAATCAATCCAAGCGTTTCAATCCCCGGCCAACATACTCCATGCGAATTAGTGTAAACGCACATTGCGGCCAACGTCCTAAACTCTACTTGCGTCAAGTTCCTATCCATTAACGCCCGAACAGGTATGATCGACCATTGCCGCTTTATGTCTAGCTCAGAATGGGACATCGTCATTTAAGTTCCCGCCTTTCACCGTCATACCCTTAAATATAGCATCGGGCATTTTCGCTTTAACCAATGACATAAGTTTAGCCGCATCGTAAGCATCTATTACCCTTGCCACTTCCTCGACGCTCCACACTACAGCATCGGGCCGCTCTTTAGCTACCTTCACGGCCTCGTAATCTGAGCGCGTAATACATAGAACGCCACCGCTCGGGATTGCAGCTTCAAATGCTTCCCCTGTCAGCTCTTTAGCCCCCGCTTCAATCGCTGCACGTTCTAGCGCGGCGTATGCTCTACATGACACGGGAACCAGCTTCTCTACATCGTCGGCGTTACATTCTCGTATTGCTTTGTTGAGTCGATCACATTGCAGCTCGAAACGCTCGCGTAATTCCTGCCCCACTAAATCGGGCAAGCGATCAATCCCCCATCGGCTCTCATATCCGCTCACCACCTTATCGTGTTCTAATAGCGCCGAGCGTACCCTTTCGGCGTCACGCTCATTCGGCCAGAAGTCACGACGCACTGTTGATCGATCTGCTTTCGTGACTCGTTTTCTGGTTCCTGTTTTCATCATTTCCCCTTCATCAATAGATCGTCGTAAAAACAGATCAACAGTATTGTACCCCTATAGGGGGGTACAACACTATTGATGTGATCGCGATAGATGTTACCATCCATTACATACCCCCGATCTGCTGTTGATATCCTTGTAATTCAATGACTTAGCTAGTTGATCCCCTCATTACCCCTTTGGACGTATGATTTTTTTTTACCGTTTGCCCTTGCGCAAGATCGGGAGTGTATTATATACCATAGTTATAGCACACTTATATAGGGATGAAATAACAAATGTCCGATATTTTCAACATATCCACTCGCCGCATTGGTGGCCTTCGGTTCGTTAAAATTGGCCGTTTGTGTTTCTCATTCTGCATCACTCGTAAATACACTGCACTCTAAGGGAGCAACTCGCATGACTGATAAATTTGACATA